AAATCATCACCAAAGACTCGGACCTGCTCCTTGGCCAGATCAGCTAAGAACTTCGTAGTGATACGCTTGTCACGATTATAAGAAATCGTGCCAAGAATAACAGCTAAGAAGAACAAAGACTGAACTGGGAAGGTAGTAGCATTACCCATCGTGGAATACTTCTTAAGCAACAAGTGCGAAGGAAGTCTTTCACTGATATCTTGTTCAATCCAAAGCGAACGAGATGCTCGCATTGCATTGAGAAGGTTTGGCGAGAGTCTAAAAAGACGCTCGACGTGCCAACAGGATATCCGGTCAGAAGCACTGGACAAATCTATTGTCCCGTGACTGCCCGTCTGGGAGGCTTGGAGTGCTAAGTCTCCATTGAGTTCTTGTCGACCGAAGTCGATAAATTGCCCAATGGAAGAAGTTCGCACGCCATTATACATAAAGTCACGGATGTTTTGCTGACACCATTGAAGAGATGTCGGCTCCGCGGCAATAAGCCGCGGAGTCTTAATCGTCTTTGGTACAGCATAGATTTTCGCAGGATACTCACGTTGAGTAGCATGCCCGTCACTTTTGTATAAAGTAGAGTCTAGCCAGTTGTCGTAATTCGCACAAGCGAAGTCCGCCATAGGAAAGACACTATCTAGCCTATCAGGCCAGTTTTTGAACTCATATTTATGAGATCCAAACTTCTGGTCTGACACTGCACCAGGTCCATGCCGAAACTTCGAAGTTAGTGGGTTATAATAGCCCAAGCATGAGGTAATGTAGTCAGAAGCTTTCTGAATACAATCCAAATGCTTATAATCTAACTTCGACACCTCGAGAGTCGGCAACGTGCCTTGTTTCTCTGATTCAGAAGAACTTGCGTCATCTGTAAAAGACGAAGCATGGACTTCTTCTTCAGAAAAGTTCTCAAAGGAATCCCAGTCAAGGGTTCCTGAGCGAACCTCGAGGTCAGTCCTCATGAAATCTTGTAGAGCAAGCATATTCTCTACAGGACCACAGCCTATACGGAATTTTCTAACAACTCCAAGGAGTTGGCGGATAAGACCGATAGCCTGAACATCAGGATCTGATTTCAGCTCACCAGTAAAGTCGAAAACGCGTAGGACCAAACCCCTAAACAATTTAGGGACGGTCCCCTCCCGATGCCAGCTACCAAAGTTACTAAGCCGGCTGGGAGTTAGGCGCCCTGACGCAAGACACTTGTCAAAGTGCTTGCGAAAGGCAGGCATGACATCCAAACAAAACCGGATGCCATGGTGATCGACTGCAGAGCTCAAACGGGATAGATCCCTTTTGAACTCCTTGGCTAGTGCTGGGTATCGCGCCTCGCAATCGTTAAGAAGCGAGGCGTACAAGCCCAAGACAAACTCTGCGTAGCCCTCCACGTCAGACATGGGATCACTCCTATGTTGGCGTCTACGGCTAAGCCGAGCCTCACAACACTCATAGGTTGGATACTAAGACTCCCAACCTAAGAGTTTCGCCGCAATACCTCCAGCCTTAACCATGTAGAAACTCATGGCTTCGGATGTATCTATTACATCGGAGGCGACGGCATTCGGATCCGTTCGGATCGTGAA